GGCCTCCTCCCAGTTCCTTACTACTTACCCGATGATTTTGTCATGCTACAAGTAGGAACAACTCCTGGCCTAACTGCATTTAGAACGGGTGATACAGTCACTGTTAGCGGATCTGAAGTCTACGAGATTATCTGGGCAGAGTATGAATCTCAGCAAAATGGACTAGATAACGTCAATAATAATTCTACAATCGGAATGCTATTCATGGCGAGGACTACTTGATGGCAAATATCACATTAGCCGGTTATGGCACGGTAACCACAGCAGTTGATGGTATAGATGAATCGGTACATGGCAAACCAACAACAGCCACATCAGCCATCGCCCCGGTCTTCTCCTCCGTAGTTAGAGCTAGCAGCACAGCTGGCTCTCCTAATAATTTTAATATAAATGACCTTGTAACTTCTTCTATAGGTAACAGAAGCTCTGAGAGAGGACTACTTCAGGGTAGGAGACCTCACTCCGGCCTCTTATTTCCTAGAGGATATTATAATAGATAGATAGATTTATGCAGAGCTCTTCTTTTGTTGCTGCAATTGCCAGTCAGGACAAGCGACTTAAAATTTTAGGGGAAAAAATCGCTGGAGGTGCTGCTGAGTTTTTTATCCAACCCGCCAAGATAGACAGCGTTGATGATCCAGAAAACCTATCAAGGGTGAGAGTACTGTTTGACGAGAATAGCACTAGTGCTAAGTCTGACTGGCTTCCCGTACTAAATAATAGTTCTGGTAGGATCAGCACTCAATACCTAGGATCTAAGTGCCTCATTGGCGCTGTATCTGGTAATGCGGACGATGCTGTAGTCTTAGGACTGTACAACGATCTTAACTCTGAGTACATATTAAACTCAGCTCCTGTTGTCATACCAAAACTTGATAAGGCAGACCTTGCAAACTCAGAAGATCCTGGAGCGCAATGCGACAAGGATAACGAAGGTAGGGTTTATCTCTTCTCTGACAACATGTCTCAGGACTTAAAGATCTGTGTGAGAAGAAATAACCGTCAGACCGACCCAGATGGCGATGTATGGGAGTGGAAGAATTTAACTAGGGGCCTCGTTGTAGAGAAATCCACGGACCCTAAGCAGTTAGAGCAGTCAAACGTAAAAGGAGATCCAAAGCCTTTAAAGAAATGCTCTGAGGAGCTAGAAGGTGAGCTAATCACTTTTTCCGAAGATAGAGATTTTAGACAGACTATGTTAGTCTGTCGCAAGGATGAGAATAAAGAGTGGGCCTGGGTTCCCCCGTCTGCGGTACCTACATATTTTAAAACTACGTTTCCTAAATGCACAGAGAAGATCCACGGCCAACTCGCAGTTATAGACGACGGTAATAACTCTGAATTAAGTATCTGCGTTCGCTTCGACGGAAATATGAAGTGGATAAAATATGGTACAAGGACTGTATTAAAATTTGCCGATAAACCAGCTCCGATCTCAAAATCACAACTAATAGGTAACGTAACTTCTAACGCAGGGCTAGCTACACAACTCGCTTCTGCCGCATCCAATCCCCTAGCGGCTTCAGGTCTTACTTCGTCCGCCTTAAATTTTGCTGGTGGTATAGCTGCTGGAACGATCGGTGCGGGATACGGAGATGAAATTAAGTCCCTCTTGAGCGGTAACGCTGGTCTAGACCTGGCAATGGCGACTGGAAGTAAGATACTTGGAGAACAAGGTATAAGCATCCCCCAGCTTACAGGAGCTCTAGGAGATATCTCTAATTCTGGTAACCTATTGGCTTCTTTAGGGCAAAATGCAGAAGCTATTTTAAAAAGTGGGTCTGTAGATCCCGCCGCACTTCTATCAGCAGCAGGATCAGAAGTTCTAACAAACGGGCTAGGAGGTTTATCTTCTGCAGACGTAGGTCAATTCACGTCACTATTAGCTGGAGGTGGGGCAGGAGCTTTAGACGCGGCTGTGCAGTACGGACTGGATCAAGTAACCGGACCTGCATCTGAGATATTTAGTCAAGCTATAGGAGGACTAGATTTAGCAAACGCCCCTCAGATGCTATCTTCCATATTAGGAGGCGGAGCTGGCGGGGGGCTTATTAACTCCGTTGCCGGGATCGCGGAAGGCCTTGACTTCGGTGGAGTTAATGTTGGAGCTTTAACCGATCAGCTACTTGGCGGCAATTTTGGCCCAGTTGCCGGCATCTTCCAAGACTTTGCCGGCTTTGATTCTTTGAATTTCCTAGGCGGAGGGCTTCCTCTTAGTGCCTCGTCTTTACTAGGAGCTGCTGGACTAGGAGGTCCTTTAAACCTCGCGTTTCCTGGAGCTGGCCTTGCAATATCAGGAGTAACAGCTCTGTTAGGAGGCAACAATCCGCTGTCTTCTATATTAGGTGGTGGGGGTGCATTTGGCGCTTTGGGTGGGTTGTTCGGTGGAGGCGGCGGGCCTAGTTGTCCATGTGAGCCAGTTTGTAGAAAAGTAGATCACGGTGTAGATAGTGATGGAAACAGGCTATTAGATCCCGCTGGTAACCTAACAATTAAAAACTCAAATGTTTATGGCGGTAATATCTTAAATAATAATAATACTTGCCTTGCAAAAGGCCTAGGTCTTAGTTTTACAGGTATCGGCAAAGAGCTGATCCCTTCTAATATATTTGACTTTACGAGTGTTATCAAATCTATTCCTAGAGTTGGAGAGATGGCTAGTAGCTTTGAACAAGCAATTCAAGGTGGTGCTGAGGACGACGACCTTAAACTTGAAATGCAGTACACGTTTGAAGCCATTGAGAAGACTTTTAAAATGGCCGATAACAACATGAGTATCATGGAGTTAATCCAAAGACTTAACCTGCTTGGAAGTAGTGACTTCATGAATAATATAATTGCCGATAAGGACGGAGGGTTACTTGGTAAGATGTCAGCTGATGACATAGAGCAATCTTTGGCAATTAAAGACCTTTATCTAATGATAAAACAACTTAACTCTGTTAAGAAGGGTGGGTCTGCTAATGTAGCTCCTACACCAGCACTCATAGCAACGATGGCAAACCCAGCTTCGATACCTGGTTATTTTTCTAAATCCAAGGCAAGAGCTCTTATCAACCTCATTAAGAACATACTCGAGGGCCTGAGCACTCTAGCAACACTAGACCCGGAGCTGGCCGCTCCGTTCCAAGACTTAAAAACTATAAATACAGAGTCTAAAGTCTTAAAAGATTCTTTATCTGCTAAGTTATCTACAAGCCAACCTAAGGAAGATACATTAAACTACAGCTACAAAGACTTTAGTCTTTCTAATTCTTCTAATATTAGATCTTTATCTGCTGATCAGTTAAACTCAGGTGACTTCGATACACTACTAAAACAAATATCTAATGAACAAGAAAGAGCTAGAAGAGGAGAGGGCGATTGTAGCTGATATGCAAAAGAGAGGTTCTTCCTTGTCAGCAACGGACAAAGAAGAGCTTCTAAGACTGAAGTGCAGGACAGACTTCATTACTTTTGCTAAGGTGATCACAGATCTTCAATTTAAATCTTATCCCGTTCACGAGCTAATATGTTCTTATCTACAGAACATCGGAGACGGTAATAAAGACTACAAGTATAGCGCAATCTCCTTGCCTCCAAGGACGGGCAAATCTATGCTCATTAGCCGGATCTTTCCGGCATGGCAGATGGGAAGAAGCCCTACTGCGCAGTTTATCATGAGCTCATACGCCTTAGGTTTGTCTACAGAAAACTCTAGAGCGGTGATGGATTACATAACTTCTGAGAAGTTCTCTTGGATATTTCCAGAGTGCGAGATCAACAAGGAGAAATGTAACCTCACCGCTTTGAGGACAGAGAACGGTGGGCTAATTAAGGTCGCTTCTGCTGGATCTAGTGTTACCGGATTTGGATACGGGGTCATTGATGATCAGGACCTACCAGGTGTTGGGCTCCTTGATGACCTTCTGGCAGATGGTAACTCGTTAACTGTTATGGAGAGTACATTTAGCTGGGTTCAGGCTCAGTTCTTGACTCGTGGTCTACCCAACCATGCCATTATCTCTATGGGCACGAGGTTTCATTGCGATGATGTTATCGGACGATTGCTTAGTGCCGATAGAGCTAACTGGAAAGAGCTTAATGTCCCAGCAATTTGTGTCGATGTAGAGAACGACTCTTTAGGTAGGGAACTAGGTGAGTCTCATTGGCCTGAGTTTTTTCCTATAGAGAACCTTCAGGCAATCAAAAAGTCAATCGGTGAGAGGGATTTCAACTCTCTGTACCAAGGGCAACCCGCTGGCGATGCAGGCGCGATATTTAAAGAGCATTGGCTGGAGATCTACGACAAGCAAGTAAAGTATTCTTATATCTATGCCACCATAGACACGGCTTATAAGGCTGAGAGTATGAACGACTTCACAGCGATCTGCGTCTGGGGTTTAGATAAAGGTAAGAAGCTAAGGCTATTGCACGTAGTCATGGAGAGGATGGAGTTCCCAGATCTTCAAAAGCTTATACCTAAGATCGTTAAGCAATGGAAAATTAGATGTGTATACATAGAAGGTAGAGCTAGCGGAGTCCCTCTAATCCAGACTTTAAAGTCTACTCTCACCATACAGATCAAGGAACTCGTACCGTCTAAAGATAAAGTACTAAGAGCAAACTCTGTTGCCCCTCTAGTGGAAGATGGGTGCGTTAGCATCTACGAAAACATCCCTAACCTTCAAGATAGGCTAAATGAACTTACGTCTTTTCCTTTCATTAAAAACGATGACTTCGTAGATGCTTTTGTATACGGGATAACTGTATATAGAGATGAGCTAATGGGCGGCACTATGACCTCCGGCGGCATAAGATCTTCCTTGCCTAAGTTAACTTACGACCCGTCTTATAGGAAATCATCTTCGCTTAGTAACTTACTAGGTGACAAGAGAAACGTGCGAAATGCGGGCGGTGTACGTTATCTTTAGTACATGGTATAATTTACGTAGTTCTTAGTTTTGTAGGATAAAACTACGAGCGCACGCGCTTTACTCTTACTTATTAATATCAATGACAGAAAAACAAAAATTTAAGCACAGAGTGGTCTTTTTTAAGCAACCAAGCTGTGCTGCTTGCGAGGCAATGAAGCCCATATGGACAAAATCTGCAAACGAACTCGCAGAAGAGTACCCCCACCACTCAATAGGTTTTGGTGAGTGGGATGTATCTGCTGATGACTGGGAATTTTGCGATAAAATCGAGTGCGATGGCACTCCCAATTTTGCAGTATTCAATGAAGACGGAAGTCTCCTTGGCTTAAGCACCGAGGGAATGCTTGCAGTTGGACAGCTAAAAGATTTTATCATAGGTTCTATTGAGAAATGACAGAGGTAACAAAAAAGAGGATCAAGTCTAAAAGGGCTAGGGACAAACGCGACGAACACATCATATCACAGATGTGGAAAGCTGATCAGGTCGCTAGGAAGATCTCTAACTTCACTGGGTTGCCATTTGAGGAGCTCAGAGATGCAGCTTTAGAGTACATTGTACGGATCTATGATACCTGGGATCAAAGCAAAGGAGCAAACTTTTCTACTTGGGTGAATAGATGCCTGCAGTTTCATATGCTTAACTATCTCAGAGATAGCTCTAGGTTGGTGAAGATGCCCCGCTCCTACTCGGACCTATACTTGAAGATTAGAAAATATCTAATTAAGAACCCAAACATCACAAATCAAGAGATAGCGGACGATCTAAAGATCCCTGTGAAGAAAGTTGATATGGTACGCACTGCGTTTACCATGAGTTTTAATCCTGTTACAGAACAAAACTGTATAATGGAGTCTTCTGAAAACACAGAGACAAACTTTGGGGATCTTCTAACAAACCACAATGAGTTATTATTTAGGATCACGGACCTAGAGTCTCAAGACGAGACTTTTTTAATTGACTACTTAGTTAAAAAGAGGTCCGTATCAACTTTGTTGAGAAAAAACCCCCACCTTAAAAACATTGAGGATATTAAGAGCTATTCCACAAAATTAATAAATTATGTATTATGGGCAGACAAGTCGTTCGAGTCCTGGGACAAGACTATACAAAAACAGGGTTCGAGAAAAAGTGGTCAGAAATCGTCAAAGGGACAGAATGCAACTACTTCGTAAAACCTCCAGATTTTGACTTTGTCCACGAGGTTGTTAGTAAGATAGAGAAGTGGAAGCTCCTCCATTCCAGGGTCGGGTTGAAGTATAAGATAAGAAACAAGAAGTTTCAAGGGAGAGCTGTTAGGGGTATTGTTATGATAACCCCTAAGTCAAAGAGTGAGGTGTGGTTGGGTAAAGGAAAGATAGTCGAAGAACTGTTCCCTAGAAAGAAACCCATACCGGAGTATAAGAAAAATAAGCAAGAAGCTCTTGTGGCCATGAGACAAATCATAGAGCCACAGATCATATCCTACAGAAAAAGTGTGCTACGCCAGCTGCAAGGTTCTATGGGGCACAAGATAAAATGTGCTATGTCAGGACAGGCTATAAACGCTGGTGAGTTTCACATAGATCATAGATACGCGTTTAAAAATATTGTTCAAGAATTTTGTAGAGATTATAAGATAGATTTAGAGAATGTTGATGTGTACTGCAGAGGTACTAAGTGCTATCTAAAAAACACAGAGGTAGCTGAGGCTTTCTTTGATTATCATATGATGAATGCGACTCTTCAGGTTTTATCTGCTAAAGAAAACTTAAAGAAGGGATCTAAGTACTACGGTTAGCTTCTTAAGATGTCATCTCCAGATAAATTAACATCAAATGCTTTCTCAAATATGCTATTTGCTTTATCTGCTATTATATCACTAACACCTTGGGCGGTGGTCTTTCCACTTAACCAGGGTTTGTTCTTATCAACAAGAGGGGCATAGGCCATCCTGTTATAGATATCAAACGCTCCTTCTGATTGCTTGCGGACATAATGCCCTGCAAACAACCTTCCGGTGATCTTCCTTATGCCTTCTTCCTCGTATCTCCTCTTTATATAGGTGATAATAGGGCCATCTTGGTCCTGCTCCTCAAGGAATACCTCGAGTTCTTTTAAGGCATTTTCTGCTATTATTACGAGCTTATCGGTATCTTCGTCTTTTACACTCGCCTCTAGGCTCATGTCCGCAACAGCCTGGACATACCCCGTGGACAAGTCTTTTATATAGTTAGAGTAAGACTCGGCGAGCTGTTCTGCTAATAAGTCCCTTACGGCGGGAAAAGCGGACTGCAAGACTTTTTTCTTAGCATCTTTCTCTATTAGATTTTTTGCGTCGAGTAGTGCCTCTCTTAGAAAGAATCTAGCAAGGCCTATTACAGGAACTAGCATCTTATCTCATGTTATTAAATATATTTTGAGCGTTTCTAAGTCTATCCTCATAGACCGGAGTGCCGGGCCTTAGATAGACTCTGCCAAACTCTCTTACAGCTTGATCTAATGTTATGTCGTTTCTATTTAAGTAATTAATTAAATCTGGATAGTCCTGCATTTCTTTTACAAACCACCTCATTTGCTGCTCTCTAGATAGCGGAGCATTTCCTAAAGCTCTTAGGTTATCCTGTCTATCAGCTCTCCACTGGAAAACTCCTAAGGCAGTTCCATCATCTCCTACGGCTGTAGGGTCTAAATTTGCAAAGCTCTCTTTCTGTGCATTACCTACAATAGCCGCTTGACCTATGTTGGACTTTACCCCTGCAGCCTCTGAAGCATTTATCAAGCTCTGTACAGATTGTTGATTACTGCCTGTATAAGTAAATTTGCCCTTAGCAAAATTGCTATTTATCTCTCCAGGCGCCGATCCGTCCACGGAAGTACTTTGTCTAGTTTTGCTGCACTCAGAGCAAGAGTCTTTATTGTTTTTGTTAATATAGCATAGATCTCCACCAGATCTCATATAGTCGTAGTAATCCGAATAGCCTTTGTTCTCTTTGTGAGCGTTCCAGTTAGGAACGTCTTCTAAGCCTTTATTCTGCAGTTGCCAAGGTAAATATCCGTTAATTTTAACTCTAAGATCGCCCCTGTCCCAGCTATATTCCACTTTACCAATGTACCAATTTTTATATTTCTCAGGTATCCAAACGTTAGGATCAATGTCAGATGACTTTCCGTTCTCTATCCACCTGTCATAATCAGAGATGAAAGATAAAATCGTTCTACCTGGGAGTATTCTCAAAGCCTTGGGGATACCCTTTATTTCTGTAGATATCTTAGTAGAGTTTTGATCGCTTGAAACTGCCTGGTTTCCGTTTTTCACTGCCCCTGAGTTAGAGGCCGTAGCTACACTTGTCCCACCGGTGCTCTCTGGTATGTCAGAAGGTATAGAGCCCTCGAGTAAGTGAGATAGCCTCATCACTCCTTCTGGGGTTTGTATCTCTACATTATACCCATAGCCACCGGGATCGCGAATACCTCTATCGGCATCTATGATGGTAGCCCCACCTTTTAGAAATAATGGTGTACCTGATGCGGCCGATAAGTCTACTCCGTCGTGCTGAACACCAGCCGCCCCAGTAATTGGATCAACCCTAAGGCCGAACGCTGATGTTTGTTGAGGATTTATTTCGCCGTTCTCTCCAAATTGGACATACTTGAGCACATCCGCTTTTGAAATTTCTCTCGGTGTTGGTCGCCACGAAGCGTCTAAGTGAGCCCCTGTGCTTCTACCACTACTGCCAACTTCTCCGATCTTATCCCCGGCTTTTGACTGATTGCCATCTGTAGGTGCTTCCTCTTCGTTTTCTTTGTCGGAGTCTCCTTTGTATGCCGAGATCATAGACTGGACCGAAGAAGGATCCATCACCACCTCTTCTCCTGTGCTCAATTGAACATAGAACTTAGTCTTAGATGCTTCTTGTGGATCACCTGACTTTATCTCTCCTATAGAGGCATTCACTGCTAGTTTGTCGGTCTCTTTAACCGATATACTGCTTAGTTTCTTATATTCCTGGTATAAGGTTGCTCTGTTACATTTGTCATCAGCGCCACAATATTGTATATAGAAGTTGCTTTTTATCCTAACTGACTTCTCTTCATTGTTTACATTTAGTACCTCCCCGCCGTAATAGGCTATGGGCCCTTTGGCATCACCATACGCTGCAACTTTCTCTAGCTTCTCTATCTTAAAGGTCTCTTTGTTTCCGGAGCCTTTCCAAATATCAGTAGTAGAATAGTCCTCTACGTTAACAAACTGAGGTGTAAACGCCGTGGAAGCGTCCGCAGAAACTTCTTTTAGTTGATTTGCTGTGGTTTCTGGGTCTGGGATAGAAACGCTGTATGTTGTCTCTGGTCCTTTTGGACCTTCGATCTTAGGAGGGGCCTGCCTCACATTTTTTGTCGCTAAATTTTCTGGAATATCTACATTTATCTTGTACTTCTCGTAGAGGCCTTTGCCAAGATAAAACACTGTGCTTCCATAACAAGAGTTATCTGCTCTGGTACATATCTGTATCTTATTTGCAAACTCTTTTGTCGGGAGGGACAAGACTTGAGAGCCTGGCTTTGTGCTCATAAACTTATTTAGAATCTCTGCAGGTGTGAGATTGTTTACCCGGTAGACCCTATCCATCTTAACTTCTTCAGCAGAATCAGAACACACGTCTTCTACTTTAAAACCTTCCGCGTCATAAAACAGCTTTTCATTAAACTCATCTACCCAATTTTTTCCCTGGTCAAAGAAAGTGGGCTGAAGATTCTGTTGAAACTTAACATCATAGGCATGTCTTCCGTTTAGCGTTACCGTGGGTTCTCCACTATTTCCATGAGTTATACTAGTTGCAACTAGATCAAAATAAAATGTGGTTTCTATAACTTGATTTTTATCCCCACCTATGACGTACCAGAGAGTTAGTATTAACACGGGCCTAGATCGTTCACTTCCTTGAGAATCTATTAAAGCGTAAGGAAAACATCCATTTGCCGGGCTTTCTCCTGGTTTACATTTCCTCTTTAAGAATCCAGCAAGAGCATCTTGGTTTGCAGCGGTACCTAATCCGGTTAAAGAGTTAACTTCATTCAAAGAGGTCCAAGCAACACCATCAAGGTATGGGTCTGTTAAAGTTACTACACAAGTATTACTTGACTGGTTGAACGATCCAGGAGACATTAAACCTCCTCGTACGCTTGTTAAAGCATTTGAAAAATTGGCAACTAAGCTTACGCGCATTGACTGAATCTGCCTCTCTTCAAAGACAATAGCGTACTTAGATTTAAATGGCTTATATGCCAATCTAGCGTGGCATCTATATAAATTACTCAAGGTAAACAGATATGCTATAGATACTTTAAACCCCTAGAAGGGATCTCCTTCTGAGGGGCAAAGTACTATTTAGTTTTTTATCAGGAAACAGCAGTGACTTCGACGAGTGCTTCGGTATCAAGCGTACCCGATCCTTGTCCACTTGCTCCGGTGTCAACCTCAAGAACGAGGATGTCGCCGACAGAGTATGCAGAACCAGCTGTATCAACTGAAGTGATTCCAGTGATGATACCACCTTCGAGGACCGCAGTTGCCTTGCCTCCAGTTCCGTTTCCGGTATCTTCGGTGCCAACAAGAAGAACCTTATAGGCCGCTTCGTCGCCATCGGATCCGTCCATTGTGTATCCAGATCCACCGTCGAGTAGGACGATAGTTGTGATTCCGCCAGTAGCGGCAACTCCTTCATTGACTTCAGTCTCAACTTCGCCAACCACTCCAGAGACCTTTTCGCAAAGATTAAATACTGCCACCATGAAGTGGAAGTCTTCTTCGCCTTCAAGACCTACAAAACGGGTAACGTTCACTAGCTCGGAAGTTAGTGCCGTGTCGTCAGCCGCTGGGACTTTGCCAGAGTTCTTAAGAGCCGTGACCACTTCCTCTAGGACGGCGTAAGCGTTACGCTTAGCCTCAAAGCCCATGGAAGGTCCACACTTGATAAATTTTGTTAATGCAGCAGTAGCTGCAGTGTATTGAGCAGTCTCGGTGCCAGATGCACCGTTTACGTATCGAACAAGGGGATCATCCTTAAACTCCGCAAGCAGAGTCTGGAGCCTTAACTTAAATTCAAATTCAATACCGAGGGTACGAGATAGTCCCTCGTTCAGAATATTAGCCATAGTATTGTTTTATAATAACAAATCTAGTTGTCTTTAAACC